TGTTTTACGTCCCACTTCATATCTTTTACCTCTCTTCCTTTTCTCCGGCGATCAGTGCCAGTACCACTACTCCATTTATCAAGATTGCTACCAAATTCTTCGCTCTCATACCGTCGTATATGCCGACCATAAAGTTGATGAACAATACCGACTGCAGGAACTGTCTTAATTTCTTCATTGCCAAATCAGCCTCCTTTATGATAGACTTAACAGTTGAGAGGCGGTGTTGCTGCCTCCCGACCGTTAAGGGAACTACTTAATCAATCAAACCTAACCATTTCAGAATTGCCGTAATCACTGACACAATCATGATTACTATGGTGGAGATTATGCTGGCCTGCTTTTCTCTCTTCTGTAATTTAAGGTTTTCGATTTCAAGTAGTTCCTTTTCCTTTGTAGAAAAGTCTTTCTTCCTACCTTTCTTACCCAACTGGTAATTCCTCCTTCCTTAGGATTTAATCAAATTGTTTTGTTTGATTATGGTTATATTATAGCTCGCAACTGCGTATTTGTCAATAGGTTTACTTCTATTTTCCGAGTTTTTACCAAATAATTTTCGCACTTGCGACAACTTCTGCAATTTCCGGATCATCAACACCAACTAGTGTATTGCTCTGCATTTTCATTTGCGATGGCTGCAAACCCGCATGGTTGCTTGGTGCGTTGTAAGATTTCTTACATGATTTCTTCTATGGTTTCTACAAGGATTCTTTACTAGATATTAGAGATTAGATAATAGATATTAGAGATAGAATAATATATGCTCATTTGCGTACTCTCAAAAGCGTATTTTATCCACAAATGCGTGTGGATAATGTGGATAATTACACCTCTGAAAACATATAGAACTATGACTTCGTACGCGGTTCAATACTGGCTTTTAGTCTTTAGGCATAGGATAGGTACTAAAATCGCCTATCGTGTCTCGGGAACTTTTCGTCAAAATACCCGGTCTTATTTTGGTTATTTTGTATATTGATTTTACCTGCGGTCTTGTTCCGCTTTTCTGCAATAAAAAAAGAGCCTACAACCCCTGCGGATCATAGGCTCTCTTACTTACTCTGCTGAGTTGATGAAATCCTGGCAGTCCAGTTCCCGGTATGCCTTCTCAAAGGTTTCCTTCGGACTCCATGATACATAACCATCCGGATATTTCACGGCGTACCCAGGTACTCCGTTCTTCTCCTTCGGCTCAGCTTTTACAATTTTCACGCCGATATAGTTTTTCATAATGCCACCGTTTCCTCCTGTTATTTTACTCTGATGGTGTCTCCTGCGATAATAAGGTTCGGATTCTCAATGCCATTGAGTTGAGCAATCGCATTGACCGTAGTTTCATACTTCGCCGCAATACCGGAAAGCGTATCTCCACTCTTAATGGTGTAATACTTTTTGTTTCCGGCGTTGATTACGTCCTGGACCTCCTGCCATCTACTGCCAAGAACAGTCCTTCTCACTTCATCGTCACCATACTTACCGGCCCACACCTCATCTACAAGTTCCTGCACGGATGCTTTGTCGATGTGATTGATTACATCCTGCACTTCATTGTATCTGCTACCGAGAGCTGCCTTTCTTGCGTCGCCCCCGCCGAACTCGTCTTTCATTGTTCTGTAGAGCAGATCGAGTGTGCTTCCTTCCGGTTCCGAAACCTCCGGCTCCTTCGCTTCATCTCCTGCGTTGGCAGAAAATCCATTAAGGCCTGCTTTCTTGATTTCTGTTTCAAAATCACGATAGCAAAAATCCTGATCCACGGTTCTTCCGCAGATTGTCTTGTCGGCAATGTAGTTATACTCTCCTCCGTACTGCCAAATATCGTGACCTGTTGCCGGCTCATTTGAAGAATATCTCGCTACCCAATGAGTGAATCTCTGCAGGCGATCATCGTCTACGTGTGCCTGGAAATGCGAATCAGATGTATATACTCCGACAAAATATCCAGCCTTCTCACACTTGTCGCAGAACGCAATCACAATATCCGTAAGAACATCTCTGCTATTGTTCAGCATCTTACCTTCTACGTCGTAGTAGATAGGATATTCAAACTGCTTTCCGGCAATGACGGACAGAAAATGATCTGCTTCCTGTTCCGCCTCCGCAACAGACTTTGCATTGCCGTAATAGTATGCACCTACCGGAAGTCCGATAGCCTTACACTGTGCATAGTAATTTTCAAACTTGCTATCCTTGTACTTGCCATCATCTGCTCCTGCAGCTTTAATGATAGCAAATCTCACTCCTCTTTCGTTCCTGGCCTGCTCGATGCTCATATCTCCCTGCCAGTGTGAAATATCAATACCAAATAGTTTTTCCATAGAAAACTCCTCCTTAAATCAAAATAAGGGGCAGCTTTTCAGCCACCCCGATGTGATACCTTTTCAGAACTTACGCTTTGATTAACTTTCCTTTTTTGAGAAGATTAACCATCTTGGTGTTCTGCGCTGCGGTATATGCGTAATTTGTAATTCCATTTGCGGCTGCGATCTTGGCCCGGTGCGCCTTCGATGTGTCTTTCTCGCCCACTGCGGCAAGCGCCGTAATGATAGAACCCGATGCCCCTTCATACTTAGGGTAATAGGCGTTTCCACGTCTCGGATTTCCGGAAACAACAACCACCGTGTGTCCTTTGGTCTTTGTGACAAGCACATCGCCGTTGAACAGTTCAGTTTTGGAAGTTACCGCAATCGGTTCCATAAACTGTCCTGTTGCTTTTAATGCCGAAACCTCGGACGCTGTGTTGAAATTTCCCGGATCAAAGCCAGCCTGGATGCAGCACGCTCTCACGAGTGAACTGCAGTCTGCCTCTGTTTTTGCAGAAATCTTTGCGAGCTTTCCGGCTTTTCTCAGCTGTTCGATTACATTGCTTCTGTGCCCCTGGCAATATCCGATATTGTTGTTTCTGCATCCCTGCAGCATAGCTTCCGCAATGGCATTTGCTACTGTGATGCTCTTCGGCCTCAGACAGTACCAGCCTTTTGAATGGACGTAATACGCCTGGGTTGATACCTCGTTTCCAGTCTGATCTCCCGGCTTTCCTCCGGAAATGTGACCGTTCTCGTCAATTCTTGCGCTTCCAACTACTAAACTCATGGTTCTTCCTCCTAACAAAATAGGGCAGTCTTTCGACCGCCCTGTGCTTACAATATGTTCTCAGATTACTCCTCGTCCTCGCTGTTTGAGCCGATGTTGGCTGAATCAGTTAAACCTTCGCCGATGATGTATGCCACCACGGACGCTCCTGCCATAATGAGCGCTGTAACCTGTGTTGCTGTGTTGTCCGTACCGCCAGTAGCCAGGATCATCATAGATACGAATGACGCTACCGCAGTCCACAACTTTCTGCTTGTGAGTTTTCTAACCCAATCAATTTTCTTCATGTTCCTTTACCTCCTGTTATAAAAATGAATTTTTTTCCATGCACTTCTGATAAACTTTGTCTATCTCGGCAATGGCATTTACTGCTTTGCTGTTCTTGTATTCCGGATGCTCTGTGCAATAACGCTCATAGTCCGAAATATCATCTAAAATCTGATTGAAAAACTCTTCGGAATGTTTGACATCCCTTCTCAACTCGTCGGCAAATCGCAGGATTCTTGTACGGCATCCGTCCGCATCATCTTTATCCATGCGCCTTTCGAGCTTGTTGTGCTTTTCTCCCAGTTCTTTTAACTCTTTCTGCACTGATTCCAGCTTATCCATAACATCCTTGTTCATCGACTTTCCGATGGCTCTCATGCCGTTTCCGATAATCTTCCCAACTGCAGACCACGGATTTACCTTGATGGGTGTGATCTGCACCAGCGTCAAGAACAGCAGTAGGGCTCCACCGCTTGCAAGAATTTCATTCAAAGACATTGGCTCTTTTACCTCCTTCCCAAACGCACCGCAGTTCCCACGGTACATCCGTAATATCTGCCGCCTTTTCACCCAAAATGGCCTCTATTACTGCATAAAGAATGGCATCCGCACGTAGGTCCTTATCGAACCGGTACAGATGCCATACCAAATGATTATGCAGGTTCAGCAGATCCTCTTCGTCTGCCTCGGTATTGAGCAAGCCTAACTCTACGGCCGCACTTTCCAGGCGGTCATAGTTGTAAAATTCTGCGTAGGGTATCATGTTGTCTCAAACTTCTCACCAGTGATTTCTTCAAACTCCGCTGCTGTTATCCATCCCTTGTCAACAGCGTTATGGACCATTTCGTCGGTCCACAATCTTGTCCCATCCGGCTTATATGTGTTGTAATATTTCTTTACAACCGAATACTTTGGACTATGCTTTGTTTTTGCCATGCTTGCTACCTCCTAAATTTCAATTCCAGTCATCATACTGAGATAATCGATCTGAGACTGCATCGTTTCCATTTTGATTTCCTCTGCAGTTTTTTCTCTAAAGGCGAGATAATATCCATCTACGCCTTCGTAATGCGTCTGCTGGATAAATGCACCATTCTCGTATGTGGTTACATTTCCTCCGGAACTTTCGACTGTCATCGGGGAGCAGTTGTCCTCGAAGATTGTCTCGTCGATTTCTGTCTCACTTATGAAGTTGTTTCCGTTTTGGGTAAGTCCTTCAATGCTTGTTCCATCAGCCAGCGTAATCTTGAATGTTTCTTTTTCCATGTTATCCTCCTTCCGAATAGGCTGTAATATAGCTTAAACATATTGTCAATCTGCAGTCTTGACATGATTTTATAGTTACTGGCAATCCACGACTTGAAGCTGTTTTCAACTGTTGCAAAATCAATTTTTCCCAAGTCTAATTGCCTCTTATATGCCTTTAGCTTTTTCCGTTCTCTTGTAACAGATTTTGGGTTAATTTTCTTAACCACTCTTCCGGTATCAGTTAGCCAATACTGAATCTGCAGTATTCTGAACGGCTTGTCTATCCTGGCAATCCTTGTCTTTCTCATGTTTAGTATCAAGCCTATTTCATCAGCTAACTTTTTGATAGCTTCCAGCAAATTTTCGAGCCGTTCCTTACTTTCGGAAATAGCTCTTATATCATCCGTATATCTTCCATAGCCTTCTATGCTAAAGACAATCTTTGCGCAGTTATCTATCTTATACGGATGTATGATGCCTATATCCTGCGACGGCTGTGTGCCTATATCCACCCCCTTTCTCAGCATTTTTTCACCGGTCAGTAATTTGGGATCGACCCCGCAATTCATCATCGGGTCGATCTTTGTATAGTACATTTTTTCAATTTCATCATCCGAAAACCGCGATACATCTGTCTCGAACGTCTTAAACAGTCCGTCTATTATAAACTTGGCTGTTGTAATCGTCTCCGCATCTAGTTTGCTTTTATCCAAAAATTCGGATAATTGCTTTTTGCATATGTCGTGGTTCATATTCGGATAATAACCGGAGAAGTCAGTAAGCAGGATATACCCTTTGTTTGTTCCGTGAACCCTGTAATACCTGCGGAGATCATTTTCCAACTGTCTACGGAACATCGCCACACCTTTTCCCTTCTGACTGGCGGTATTTTCTTGTATGATATATGGCTTTAGTGCCGGTCCGAGAACATCGTCTGACAGCGTATGATAAACAGTTTTGTCTACCATATCACTGCTTGTGATATACCTCGGTTTTCCTCTTTCGCAAATTTTGAACTTTTGTCCCCGCCCTGGGTGGTAGTCCTTTTCTGTCAATTTTTTCTGTAAAACAGCTGTTTCTAGCAAATGATTTATTTCAAATAGTTGCGTTGAGTATTTCCACTTACTGCCATTCATTGCCTTTGTGCCGGCATCGTATAAATAATTGGCATCTTCAAACAGATTCATTGATAAAACCTCGTATATAGCTCCAAGTCGTAACCAGGAGCATCAAGGCCAGTATTAAGAGCCATCACTGGCTCACGGATAACCTCTCCTTTCGCATTGACCCACTAGGAAATCTATGTCCTGTCGTGTGGGTTTGTGAAATCCGGGCGGACGCCGTTGACATTGGAAGCGTTGTTGTAGTTCGCATTGCCATTGCTGTTGACATTGGCGAAGTAGGCGGCCGAGACCACCGAAGAGCAGTCTGAACAGAAGTTACCCTCATTCTTTTTAATTTTGGGAAGGAATTTATTGTCAGACGCTCTGAGCGATTTTATATAATTGTATAGCTTGTTAAGTTCCAACACGATATTCATATACTTGTTCTTATCGCAAGGTATCGTTTCAGCAATAAACTGTAGTTCATCCTGCAGTGCATTGCAATATTCCATCGCTCTATCCAGTTGAAGTCTCCTTTCGATAAATTCCGAATAATATTCCGGAAAGACTGTATTTCCCATGCGGAGTTGCCTCGAAATACCCTGGCATAAATCCAGCACGGTATCTCTTTCCTTCGTGATAAACCACACATTTCTATCCATTGTCAGCTCTCTCAGCAATTTCGCAGTTACTTCTCTTTCGGAAATATCCGCAATTCCTTTGGTCGCAGATTCCACGTAAGCCTCTATTCTCTTTTGGCTCAAAGCAAAAGATGCCATTAGTTCAGCCGTTATCCTTTTGCGAATGGCGTATGCCATGTGCTGTGTTTCTAACCTTGACTTCTTTCTTTTACTGTTTTTTACATCTGACATTTTCCATTCCTCTATAAAGCTATAAGGCGGCAACAAGGCCGCCTTGATGTCTGATTATATGATAGCGGAAGCCGGGCGGACGCCGTCGACAAGGGAAGCGTTGAGGTAGTCCGCACTGCCACTGCCGTTGACAAGGGCGAAGCAGGCGGCCGAGACCACGTTCTGCAACCAGTACCAGTTTCTGTTACAGATAAAGGACGGTGCCAGCGCAAACAATGCAAGCTGTTTGAAATCCGTAGTGTACAGATATGGAACCGTGCTTCCGTCGCAGGCAGGTGTGAACCAGTTCGCTCCGTATGCCATTCCCTCTGTCATGAGATCCACCGTACTGTCATACCATGATCCATTGCTCGGCTTACCGTTTGCTACTGCATTTACAAATAATCTTCTGACTGTCAAAATCTTATCTGCCCCAAATGCCGCCTTGACAATCGTTTCTGCCTGAGCAAGGTTTGTGGTTTTCATTTCTGATCCAAAGTAACCTCCTGTAGTGACGTTGGTCGCATTCATTCTCGCTGTATAAAGATTTGTGTCCGGAACGACAACAATATGATGCTTTGTGCATTCCGTGTCTCCTGTTCTTAACCAATAATCAAAATGAGCAATTCTCCAATTCACTCCGTTTATAGTCCAGTAATCTCCGATGTACAAATCCTTGAATGTTCCTGCAGCAATCTGTGCGTGCTGCTCTGCAGTGACTGAAGTTCCAAGGTATTTGCCTCGAAAAACACTGTTATGATAACCCGCATTATCGTAGCCATTCTCCAAGGCATTTGCCTTCCCTGCCAGCTCGTCCACTGCCTCCTGGAGATTTTCAGCGTTTAATCCGCTGCTTTCATTGTTATAGCCTATAGATTCTCCGCTTTCTTCCTCCATATTCTTTTTTATTGCCTTAACCTCTCGATTAAGAGCTACTGTATTTTCAAAAACCGTTTTAGGAGCCGCATTGATATTATCGGCATGGTTGGTATCTGTCGTTTCTGTGATATTGACAGATTCCGAAAATATTGCATCCGCTTCATTTACCTTATAACTTTTCACGTTGTTCCTCCTTCCTAGAAGATGTCGTCAAGCACGTATGTCTGCTGGACATCATCATCTTTACCTTTCCTTGTAAATGTTTTAATGCACACAATATCACCATCGGCATCGTACAGTCCAATCTCGCTGATTTCTGCGCCTGCAAGTTCGCTTTCTGTAAGGGTACACTCATATCTGCAGGTTGTGTCGTTCGGAAATGAGTATGTATCTATTTCCTTGCGATACAGTTCCTTTGTAAGTTTCGCCTGCGATTCGGTAGGCGCAATAACAGTGCCGGATTCATTAACGCCACCACTGCCGAACGCCATTCCTGTAATCTTCGGCAATGTCAATGCCCCTGCTCTTGCCTTGACCAGTTTTTCTCTTCCTTTCTTGGTGATTACAACATTCTTGCTTTTTTCTACGCTCATTGTATTTGCTCCTTTCTATAAATTGAATCAAGGTTTCTTGATCCGTTCAGCGATACGCTGCCGTCCAAAAACCTGTAATTCCACGTCTTGGTTATTACTTCTGCCTGCAGTTCATTGTATTTCTCTTCTATAGGCGCACGCATTCTTATGATTGGTTTTCCGGCTTTTCTTGTTGAAGAATCCAATGCATCGTTTCCATCTAGCAAAGCTCTGCCGTCCAAAAAAATCAGATTCCAGTAATTTAATTCTGCTGCGGTAATGATTTTCGCAATTCCGGTTTCTTCTGTTTCAAATGTGATTTCCGTACCGATTGATGCCTCGAACAATTCAGTCGAAAATAGTTCGCCTGTCACTTTCGTGAACATAGTCAGCGAGTAGTTCCTCATAACATCTAATTTCTCTGTACCATCAAGCATCCTGGAGCCATCAAGCAATGGCAGCTTCCAAAAAGATACATCTGACTTTGTTTCTATTTTGCCGAATTGCGCCGAGCTTTCTTTCCAGTGCTTTGAAATAAACCGTAGGTTTTCAAACTCTATATTGTTTTCGTTTCCAGTCTCACCCAACAAATATTTGAATCCAAGAACGAGATCGTATCTCGAATATGGAAACAACGTAGTTGAACCATTCAGCAGTTTTCTTCCATCTAGCAGATCGCTATACCAAAACGACTCTGCGATATGGAAGATTATCTTTTTCAGATTCGTCTCTTCTAAGTTCCGATTGTCTGATACAATCTCGGTTCGGTCATTCATTGTAAACATCGTGTGTGACTGTTTCAGTTCATTCAGCATGGCTCTCGCCCGCTTCGATGCAAGTGTTCCTTCACCCATGAAGTACGCTTTGAACACATTCGGGTGTGGTGCCACGAAACCATAATCTCCCGGATCATTGATGTCTGCAATTCGTACATCAAATCCGGTGGCGGTTTTTAAGTACCCTTCCATCCGATACGGTGTCATTGGTGCCCGATAGTCTCTCTTTCGGTAAATCAGCTGTCGCCTCTCCTCGTATGGAAGATTTTCTCGCACCGGCAGTCCCCACTTAATCTCGTGGTACATCAGTCCCCATGTGGCAGTTTCCGGAAACAGCTGGTTTAGAATATCCTCAGCTATTTCTCTTGCCGTGTCGTATTCCTGGCCCATGACTTCGTACAGCCACTTTCCAACATAGGAATTGTCGTAAAAGCCATCGGACACTGAGACAATCATGTTCTTCGCACTCTCGCTGACCGGGAAATTCTCTAAATCAAACTTTTCCACATTCCCACCCCCTAACTAAAATTAAGGGTACCGGTGTCCGGGTACTCCTCACTTTTCAGAGTGATGTTCTGCATTTTCCCATTCATTGTGAATGTTTCAAAGTCCTCGACTCCTGCGATTGCTGAAATCAGCGGTCTTACATCGTTGTATCTCAGAACTCCTTCGGTTTTCGCCTGCGCATAGACCGCTCTCACGGCTTCCGTAAAGTCTGCCTTAATTTGCTCGATGCCTGTTGTTTCATCGTAGCTGAGTCCTGCAATAACATAATTTACGGCAACCGTTGTGGCTGCCGCACAAGTCAGTTCTGCTGTTCCGGTAGGAAGCAGTCTCGCTGACCTGTCATTTGGAGAAACGATGTAGTTATACACATCCTGCACCAGCTTCGCATTGGCCGGTTTTCCGTTTCCGTCTACCAGCACCAGCTTCACTGTGCCAGGACCGTTCCAAACTGGAATAACTATCGCATCTCCTGCTCCTGCCTGCTTAGCCCATCTCTTATAGTCCGTATCGTTTCCCAGGTAGGTCATGCTGTTGTCGTACTCTGCGGCAATCCTGTCGTAAAAATCATCGTCTGTCTCTCTTTCAGTACCGCCACGAATAGGCTCCGGATTGTTAATCTCGGTCACATTCTTATTGGGTACCATCATCAGCACGACCGTATTCGCCGCTACATTAGAACCTGTGCCTGCTTCAACCGCTGATACCGGTATAAGCACTGATCCTTCGCTTCCAACAACCGCATCCTCTGTGGTGGCATACTCAATCGACGGGCCGGTTTCGGTTGCCGCCGTACAGAATACCGTTCCGGATAAAATCTCGGTTCCTTCTGCAGCTGTGATTTTCACATAGCCAAAAGCCGGTTCCGCTTTGTGCCTTGTAAGATGCACCTGGCGACCGTGGAGGTCTAGCCATTCATCCCAGGCATATTCCGGGAACGCAATCATCAGCGCCCTTACGATATGGAAATTGATAATTTCGTCTTTTTCCAATGCTGCAGGCATTGTCATATCATACGGAAAACCACCCGGCATATCGTCGATGTCGTCCGGCAAGTTATTCATCATTCGCTCGTGAATTTCCTCTGCCGAGTTTCCTTCCAGGAACTCCGGTCTGTTAAATTCCGGCTGCATACTCTCCACCTCCTTTACAAGCTAATCTCTATTTCTTCATCCCAGTTGCTACCCTTTACCTTGAAGGTTACGTGCATCTGATCGCCTTCCCAGGTAAATTGAAAATCCCGGACATTTTCTGCCCGGGGATTTACCATAATTGCATCTGTGATTGTTCTTTCCACCATGGACTCAACGGTTTTTTCATCGTCGTTATCCATGGCACGCTCCATTTCGGTACCGATTGAATCGGGGTACGCCAAACAGCGGTACCGCTCTGTCTGTGCAATCTTAAAACACCAAATGGCGAAGGCTTCTTTGCCGTCGCATTCCTTAATCCGGTGCGCCCCATCTCTCACGAAGTCTCCCAGTTCCGGGTCCCACTTCATACTCCTTTTGTACTGAGTGTCGTACTGGCTGTCCTCCGAGATAAAATCCGGTACCTCAACAACCGGAAATAGTGGCTGTGACATTTGCCTCGCCTCCTTTATGATTTCTCGATCACATCGATTACGACTGCTTCACTCTGAATCCAGGCAACCAGCACACGATCTCCCGCTTTTACCGCCGGTATCGTTACGCTGTGGCTATGAAGAGGAACGCCCGACGGTGCTTTGCCGAGCCAGCTCTGTTCTGAGGTTGAAAGTGTCAATCCTGCAGCCAGTCTGCAAATCGTGTAGTCTCCCTTCGGTATCGGCACCGGGAATGTGTTCGTTTTCAAACTTCCGTTCGCCTGGATTTCTCCAAAATCCAAAGTCAACGGAGACTCTGTTTTCTGAGAGGTTCGCTTATCTAACACCTGTGCCAGTTTCGCTGTCCCTGGGTGTCCGTCAAATTGGTTCATCTATATCACCTGCCTTTAATCAAAAGTTCCGTCGTCAACCCACCCATACACATTGCTTCCGCTGTCCGTGTGGATCAGATGCCAAGGGTGTGCTTTTCCGGAACCGTTCTTAATCGTAATCTTTGCTTTTCCTGCCCTGGCGTTATAGCCTTTTGAGCCTGGGTAGCTGCTCACATAATGAGTTCCACCATGGAAATTCACGATGTCGCCCACATTGTAATCTTTCTTTTTTTCGGAGCTTGCCTTTTCCTTCTTTGGTTCTGCAAGCTCCAAATCCATCGTCATGCTGTAGGTGTCTGCCGTGTGCTGGATACCTTTCACGTAGTAATACGACTGTGCCAGCTCGCTCATTACATACACCAGGTCGCCTTTTCGGATAAACGGAACATCCGGAGACTGTACTTTGATCTCCTTCTTGATTTTTCCTTCATCGTCTAAGATTTCCTGCGCTGCAGATTTAGCGTCCGCAAGACTTTCGTCCTTGCCTCTCGTATAAATTCTCTGACGGATGCCATACTTTGTTTCGCCGTTTACCGTGGCTTCAACACTGGTTCTTCCATCATCGTCTGCCTGCCCTACAACTTTAACCCTGGTAATCATATCTGCTGTGCTTATGCTCTGACTGAACATCTGAGTATTATCTGTCCGGAATACATACACCGTCTTATTACTTCCTCTCGGAATAACAGATGTCTTGCCCTTCCTGGCTTGCACAAAGCACTGTTCCTCGCCTTTCTTCGCCGCATCGTCCAGCAAATTGATGATAATGTCTGACAGATACTTATTGTTCTCCACTGTTTTACCGTGTGAAGCATTCGGACCTTGATACGATCCCTGCGGTATCTCCCAATCATCAAGAATCCCTTCTATCGCTGACTTTGTGCCGGTTCCGGAAGGGAAGTATCTGTTGTCCTGGCTCTTCTGCAATTTGTAAAGTTCGTCGTAGCAGGTACATTTCAGCGTATGTCCTCCGCTCTTTTCAACCGGATTCCACGTTTCCACGTACCCTCGTGCCACTTCCTCGTCCTGGGAAGCACCGTCTGTTGCGAATACTCCGACCAGGCACCCCGGCTTGATTATCTTCGACAGGTAACCCTTGGATGCCTTATCATTCTTCGCCACAAATGAGGTTCTGACGGATAACTCGCCGTCGTTCTCTTCCCATCCGAGGTTTTCGATGTACTCCTTGATGTTGTACTGGTTCTTACTTTCGTCCATAACCACGACCCGGTACTGGATTTTCGCCAAATCAATCATAGCGTGCCTCCTATCCTGGGATTGTCAGAACTTCTCCTGGCCATATCCAGTGACCGTGATCTGAACTGCTCTTTCCGTGTTTCTTTGCTGTGGACTCTATCGTATCCTTGTTTGCATCGTAAATTGTCGTCCACTTGGTACCGCTTCCCAGTTTCTTTGAAGCGATGCCCCACAGCGTATCTCCGGAGACTACTGTATAATTGCCTCCGCTCGATGATGAACTGGCTCTCGGCTTCGTTTTCCTTACAAACGCCGCAATTTTCAGTTCATTTGTACTGTAGATTTTCAGCGGTTTCTTCTGAACAAACGTAATGGAATACTCGACATTGCCATACGCTCCAACCGGTCTCGGCTGAAATGAAGAAATCGTAACATCCACGTTTATCCACGTTTCCGTTACGATCAATGTAAGCACTGTCTCATTCAACATATAGTCATTCAGAATTTTTACACACTCATTTGGACTTTTCCAGGCATTCGTCTTGACGATTGCCTCATTCTTCTTTGATGCTCCAAAAAATACACCGTCCCACGAAAACTCTGAAACATCCGTCCCCTTAGGTACCTTTACGGTACCCAGGGAGATGATGTCAAAACTTTGGTACTTGGCTGCATATTTGCCCTGCACCTTTTCGGGTAGAGCCGGGAACGTAAACTTTGAACCCTTTTCCACCGGAATTAGTTTAATATCCATTGCCTACGCTCCTTTCGTGCTTGTTACCGGCATATTGGCGAATACTTCGCTTAACTTGTCGGCGATGTTTCCGCCGAGTTCGTCTGCAATTTCGCCTAAGTGCCTTCTGATTACGGCAACAATATCTTCCTCGCTCTGACCTTCCTTCGCCTCGATTTGGAAATTCGGACTAACTGCAACATTCACACTGATTGGACCGGTCTGTGGTGTAGAGACCGGAACCTCTGAACTTACCGGAGCAAATGTTTCTGCTGAGTTGTCCTCATAATTACCTTCTGTGGTGTCGTTATAGCCATAGGATGCGTTTCTTGTCGCCTCAGTGAATAAATTATGGTCTGATACCATATCGCTCAAATTTGAGCCTTCTATACGACCGCCCTCTGCGTGTTTAGAAACGCCGAGTGCTTCGCCTGCCTGCTCATATAATTCAAGCGCTCTTGTCCTCCGGCTTGGGTTTGTCGGGATAACAAACTCGTCCCAACCTTCCTCTGCCAACCATGACAGCTGAGGACCGCCACCTACTCGACCACCTGCAGCGTGTTTTGCCGGTGTGGATGTCGTTGTTGGAATTGTCGGCAGCGTCAGCAGGTTGTACTTCGGTGTTACGTTTACCGTCGGACTGATGCTGAACGGACTTGCCGTTGCTGTATTGAGAGATGTCTGCAGGCTGGTTCTCAATCCTGCCGAGCCGTTGGTAAGACTCGTTGACGCTCCCGTGTTGAGAGACGTTCCGAGGTTCGTTCCAGCTGTCTGCCACTCTGCCTGCAGCGTAGCATAATACTCATTCGAGATAGGACCGTAGTTCTCCATGACCGTTGAAAAATCAAAATCGGCCATCTGATCCTGCATATACTGTTGCATGAATGTGCTGAGTGTTTCTTCACTGCCGCTGTTCTCCAGGGCGTTGTGAAGTGCTTCTGAATAGGACGTCTTGACGCTCTCGAAATACTCGCCGTAGTAGTCTGACATCTTCTTTTTCAGATCCTCTGCATTCAAGCCGATTGACTCGCCTTCTGTCGGACCTGTGATGGACTCCATGAGTTCCGCCCAGTCCTCATTAGTCATTGAGTCCCAGTCAATTGCTTCCTTGATTTCTTCCGCAGTCGGTACAGAATCTTTGAAGTCTTGCATGATTTTCTCTTTGGTACCGTCCGGTACCGCAAGTGCCGTCTGCAAAATCTGAGTCGCAATGTCTGTCTGAACTGCCGTATCGAGATTGAGCTTGTCTAATCCCATCCAGCTTGCCACATCAGCTGCAGTCCAAGTCTGTACGTCCGGGTGCGCCAGTAACGCATTGTTCAAAGCTGTTTCCAGCTTCTCCTTCGTGCTTCCTTCAATCTCCGGCATATAGCCTTGAAGCGAAGAATCCCACGCCTCGGCAATCGTTTCCAGGTTGAATGAAGATACCTTTGCGTTAATCTCATTCAGCTGGGCGTAGTAGCCATCGGTTGCTTCTTTCACGGCCGCATCGTACTCCTCCTGCGTGATAGCTCCGTCTGCCAGCTGCAGGTTCAGATTTGTGAGCGTGAGCGTAAGTGCCTGCTCGTACTGATCCGACGCATTGTTTACCTGCGTCTGTAGTTCTTCCTGCAATGCATTGAAACTATCCATATCCAGCTCTGCGCCGGAATATTTAATCTTCAACGTGTCAAATTCCGCATCCGTCCTGGCCTGCGAAATCTTTCCTGTGATAGCCGAAATCTGATCCTGCAAGCTCTGAATTTCCGCAGACTCGTCAAGACTGATAACACTATCCTCTAAGGCAATATCCACTTTTCCGCTGAGTTCTTTTCCCAAATCGTCCAGCTGTTTTTTCATGCTGCCGTAGTAGCTGTCGAGACCGCTGGCATCTGCGTCGGTTCCAGTAAGCAGCTTCAAAGCGACTGTAGCCTCGTAATGGTTGTTGTCAATATAGGACTGACTATCACTGATGAAGTTTTCAATTGCGCTCTTGTAATCGTCCTTCTGCAGTTCGTCCAGTTTCATTCCTAAGCTGACTTTCCAGTTCTCCTTTTTCAAGGTCGATACTGATGTTTGCAGGTCACTAAGTGCCTGCTGTGTGTCACTGGTTGCAGTTGTGAAGGTGTTTAGTCCGTCCGTCATATCACCGAATGTAATATCACTCGCAATACTCTTGACCTCTTCCAAGGATAACTTAATCTTTCCAAAAGCATTCTTTGCCACATTTTCGCACTCTTCCTGGAACATAGCTGAAAACTGCTCCGCAGAAACCTCGCTATCGTTCATAGCATCCTGCAGAGCCTTATTCTGAAATCGTACATCTTCGATTGACAAACCGGTTGCCTGGAAAATCTTCTGAGCTTTCTCAGCTTCCTTCTGCATTTCTTCAACATTATCCTGGTACTCTTCTTTGACCTTGTTGCCCTTGATCCATCCTGCGATACCTCCGACACCGGCACCGATTAAAGCACCGACCGCTGTACCAAGACCAGGAATTACAGAACCAAGTGCTGCACCGGCCGCCGCACCAGCTGCTACACCGCCTGCTTTCCAAGCAGCTGAACCACCGTAAGCGGCTTTCTCGTCCTTATTATCGGACTTGATAGATTTATACAAATCCATTGCACTACTTACGAGTGTTGCACCACCGGCAATCGCTCCTGCTCCTGCACCCATTCCGACTGCAGATAAAGCTCCTGCGCTTAGTGATGCTCCCCCGGCCAGGTTTCCTGCTCCGAGGTTGATTGCCAGCATTGCTGACTTTCCGAGAAGTCCGGTACCCATTGCGGACGAACCAAGCATCGCTGTCCCAAGTCCCATCTCTCCGGTTCCCGAACCTAATACCGTCTTTCCTGCTTTCCCCAGGCTGATTGCTCCCTTGCCAAGACTAATAAACGGACTGGCAATCTTACCGAGCAATACCGCTGAGAATACAGACGACAAATCTGCAGACTTACCGCCCGGAAGCAGTTTGCCCGCATTTGATACTAAATTACCGAGTCCATCCATCAACTTCGCAGACACGGCATCGAAATCAAATCCCTCTGAGAATCCTTTAGCGAACGACGCTCCGATGCTGGTTCCCTCGTCGAATGTTTCCGAGATGTCAATACCGAGCATTGTCATAACGCCGATCTTAATTCCGCTACCGATGCCTTTTCCGATGTCTCCGGCGAAATCAGCAAATTTTGCCTTTCCTTTGGTGTCCCACCACTCCTTGAACGGGTCAGCAATAAATTCATCCCAGCTCAGTTTCACCTTGCCGAGGAAATCTGCGTTTTTCCATTCTTCTGACTCTGTTAAGTCATGGAATTTCTTCTTCATGCGGTCCACCTTTGTATCTACCCAGTCCATCATTTCATCAAGACCGGATTCAACCGCTGGCATCTGATCGGTAAGCCAATCTGCCAGGCTTCTCACGTATGGAGATAACCTCTCGCCAAATGAGATTTTCACTCCGTCTACTGCACTCTGCAGCAATGTGATAGAACCCTGCAGGTTATCCATCATCGTTTCAGACATATTCGCTGCTGCTCCGTCTGCATTGTTGATGGCATCTGCCAACTTATTGTAGTCCTCTTCCGAGGCGTTCAAGATAGCAAGCAAACCTTTCTGTGCCTGTGTTCCTGCGATTGTATTTGCCAGGTTTGACTTCTGCTCAGCCGTCATACCTGCCGTAGCCGTCCTTAACTCACCCATCACATCAGATAAATCCCTGGCCTGTCCGTTGGAATCAAAAAAGCTGATGCCTAAGTCTTTCATAGCATCAGCCGCTCCATTGGTGTTCGTCGATAATCTCGTAAATATTGAGTTGAGTGCCGTACCGGCCATTGTTCCCTTAATTCCAGTATTTGCCATTAAACCTGTCATAAGGGCAACATCTTCTATGGAGTAACTGAGCGATCCTGCCATAGAACCTGCATATTTGAAAGTCTCGCCCATTCCGGAGACTGTCGTGTTCGCATTTGATGCAGCCGCTGCCAATACATCTGAGAAGTGTCCGGCATCACCGGCTTTCATATTGAACGCCGTAAGCGCATCTGTAACAATATCGGATGTCGTTGCCAAATCTTCTCCGGAAGCTGCCGCCAAGTTGAGAATACCTTCGATACCATTCAGCATATCGTCGGTTTTCCATCCAGCCATCGCCATATAATTAAACGCCTGTGCTGACTCTTCGGCTGTGAATTTCGTGGTTGCTCCCATTTCCTTCGCCTTATTCGTCAGTTTAACAAGCTCTGTGCTGGTGGCTCCGCTTATAGCCTGGACCTGTGACATTGCGGCCTCGAAGTCCTTGTATGTCTCTATCGTGTCTTTCAGACCGATACTGACTCCCAGGACCGCTCCGACTTGGAAGATCGGATTCTTCAACAGGTTTATGATCCCTCGAACCGGGGAGGTTATGAGGTCAATCGCTCGCATTGTAACGCTCCATGTTTTCCCTGCAAAACCCCTTAACCCATTACCCAGCGTAGAGAGTACCGGACTGATCCGTTCCTTCGCTTCAAGCAGGACTTCGTACTTTTCTTTCGCCCAGCTCGCCAGGCTCTTTTCGGTTTTTTGAGCTTGCTTGTCAAACTTGGAAACTGTGTCGCTCGCTTTCTTGGCTGAACTATTCGCACTATTGGCCGCTCGTTCCATCTTCTCGAATTTCTTCGTAGCGTTGGAGACTCCCGGATCGGTATTATCGACCGTCTCGATAGGAATTTCGATTCTAAGTGTTTCCGCCACCGTCATTACCTCCTTTCTGTGATTCTAGAGTTATCCGCATAGACGCAAGCATGAACGCCTGCACGCCTTTCGGTTTCTCGTAAAATTCATCGGGGGTTATTCCTGTCTTTTGGAATATGTGATGCAGCAAGCACATTTTGCCCCCCGCTTCAATTAGTTTTTTGCTACTTCCTCAATGTTGCTCTCGTAGCCGCTGAGGGTGTCGATCGCATCAATAATGCGGTCTTTCTCGCCAGCTTTAAGTGTGTACTCGATTACATCCAGGCCGGACATAATCTGAAATCCTTTGCTTTCAAGCGCCTGCCATACCTTCTTGTTGTCCCATAACTTATCTCTATCCTCTGCGATAGTCGCCTTGTGGATGATTGCTGACTGGTACTTGATACGGTCTGTGTCCTCCGGCATCTTGATACCAAGCTGCTTATTACGAACATACTTTGTAAATTTCTTACGGCACTTGTCGTACTCCTCTGAGCCGAGAGGTCTGATAGAGAATGCAAAAGCGAGCTTGCCGTTTCTGACAATCTCAATCCTCTGTGTTTCCTCTTCATCGGAAGCGAAATCTGCAGCCGCAATCAGACCTGCGATGAAGTCCTCCTCATTCGCTCTGATTACCTGCTTTGTTTCCTCTTCGTTTGTCTCTACTGTGCTTGCTGCAGGCTGAGTATTCTCCTCAGCTGTTGCCTCGCCTACTGTTACGCCTTTTACAAATTCTTTAGCCATTTGAATGTCCTCCAATTCTTTTTGATTAAATAAAGGGGAACCGCTCCGGCTCCCCTGCTGGTTTCTTATGTGGTACCTCTTATCTGTCTACGCCGAGTAATGACTGTAACTTAGGCGGTCTGTTGACAAAGAAGTTCCAGTTTCTCTTGATAACATCGCCGACAGTGACATTCTGAATGTCTACCTGTCCGGAAGGAATACACTCCTTGTAAACCACACGTTCCTCGGAACCATTGCGGCCGAGAAGTGAGCCCTGGAAGTTCCAGTGTGGCATATTCTGTGTTTCTAATGATTCCATAAGTGCCTGGATAAACTCGTCGTCCTCCACTACGATCTGAGACATTGTGAGGCTGACAGCAAATGTATTGGCTGTCTCGTGTTCCTGTGCATCTCCAAGTACGCTATACTTTGCATTGTTCCAGTTTACGTTGGACGTGAATGTGTCAACCGTAGCAAGTAAAACGCCGTCCTCACTATAAAATGCTCCATCCTTGCCAGTGCGTGCATGCCTTGAATCGGCTGCTGCTCTTTCATTTCTCATTACTTCTTACCTCCTTCTATTCGTTTGTGCTGAAACGGAAGATGAAGCTGAGGTAGATATGCTCCATAGAATCCTTGTCGATTACATCGATGTCAAACCATGCGCTGTCTCCGTCAGCAGTGTAAGCGGTACTTTCAGTTACCTTGCAAGCAGTGAGCTTACTCTCTTCTTTCATTGCATCGCCTACGCCCTGCAACTGAGAAATTACAGTTGCTCGACCGTTGGTGTCGTTGTCTACCTTGCCTACCAGGTTGTCAGAGGTGGTGTTGATACGTCTGATAAGCTCGAAACGAGTCTTAACACGGCGAATCTTTTTCCAGCCATCGTCCTGGTTGTCCTTCGGCGTAATGAGGGTGTTGATCGCATTATCAATCCACACCTGCTTGGCCTTGTTATAGCTGAGTACCAGGCAACCTTTCTTCTCTGCAGCAATCATTTCAGTGTTTGTCAGCTTTTCCTTGATCTCGGAGAAACCGCTGACTACTGTATGAGTGAGCGAAGAGTTTGCCGCTACTGCGCCGATCATGCCGGCAATACGTGCTGCAGTCTGATAACCGTCGATCTCCGTACCCTGCTCATTCACATGGGCATTGAGAACGTAGTGCATCTTCTCGTCATTGAATGAAGCGGCGTGCGCTTCCCTTGTTTCCAGGTCTACCGTGTGCTTCTCAGCAACGACCGCCTGTGTAAGGGATGCCGCATCAAAAATACGATTGATGAAGCTCTGCAGAAGCAGATGTACCGAAGTGTCCTCGGTATCGACGCAGATTGTGTTAAACTCATACGCCTCTACCTGCTTAAACGCATTGGAGTAGTCCCCATTCGTTACCTGCGGATCAGTTCCCTTTGTAAACTGGGACTGAGACACGTTCTGTAATGTTACAGTGCCGGACTTGATAACCTCTGCCTTGAAATTCTTGGAAGATGCCAGCGCATCCACAAGGGCATTAGCTTCGTCTGTTCCGGCGGCAAATTCTACCTTCTCAAACTCTGTTGTACCGGCATAAAAAATGCACTCTTTGAGAGTGCTGTCTGAGAGCTTTTCACGGACTGTTACTACAAAGTCCTTTGCTCCGGGATATTTGGCTGTGATGCTTACTGCATCTGTGGCTTCGCTGTCCTGCAACTTGATACTGCCCTGAGTACCGCCGTTACCGACTCTGCAGGCGATGATCGTCTTTGCGCCACCAGCGATTGCCTCCTTCATTGCGTCCGTAGTAAGTGCGATACCGAATGTTCCTTCGTAGCCATCCTCTGCAGATAATTCGATTGCCTCATTGAGAGGACCAAAATCTGCACGGAAGATTACTGCGGTAACACCATTCATAACACCGGCGGTGGCGTTTCCACCTTTCTTCTGAATGTTGAAATAGGTACCAGGACGCACCTTAGTTTCGCCTAAAATGAATGTTCCTGCCATTTCTACTTAACCTCCTTCTGTAAGAACTTGCTTACAATTTCCTTTGCCTCTGATACTGTGTACTCGGCTTTGCCGTCAGTTTTCAGAGCGGCTACAACACATTCCTGCATTGTGCCAAATACGCTTCTTGCGTTGCCTGCAAGCTCGCTTACTGTGTAAACGGACTCTGCAGGGGCCTTTTTCTCCGGCTTCTTTTCTGCCTTTGTTCCAGCAGGTGCCGGAGTTGCTGTTTCCTTAGCCATGCTTTACCTCCTTAACTGTAATTTCCATGAGCTGCCGTAAGCACATGAGGCTTAGCCTTGTACCTAAGCAATCCATAGTGACCTGTGATGAATACCTGGCCTTCCTTCAAGTAGTCAGATTTGTAATTCACCTGCAGTCTCTTAATGAACATAGGCGAATAGTCCAGCATAATTACCTCTCCGTCGAATGACAGGTGGTTGGCAATGTCTGCGGCCATCTTCAATCTCACTGTGTTTTCCGGGCATAAAACATGGACGGCAATTCTACCGTCCATCCAAGCCACTGTATTTGTTTCTTCCTGCTTCTCAGATGAAATCAGTCTGCAGTAAACCACCGGCTGATCCGCTGAGGCTTCGGTTATTTCCTCCATCCGGTCATATCCCATTACCAGGCATTCCGGGTACAATTCCTTGATGTACTTATCAACCGCCATTACCGGGTCCGGATCGGATGTCTCCATAGACGGATATTCCAGGATGTCAAATCTGACTTCACAGCCGATTACAACACCGGCTTTTCCTGCATCCTCGCCCATAGTAAACGCATCCGTTCTCGCCCAAGTAAAGCAATACGGTGTACCGCCTTCCGGTAGAAGGATCACATCACGCAGGCATTCCTTCACGATAGGTGCTATATCCTCCGGGAATGTGTCTGCCGTATTCTGACAGAATATCGATACCGAAAGACTACCGGCGCTGTTTCGTTCTTCGTTTGCCTGCAGGTCATAGTTGTAAGTTACCATAGGGTACTGCGTTTCACCGCCCCACCCTTCCTGTTCGTCGCCCGGTGCTTCCGGACTAAAAACAGCAGGCACACCGTTGTAGGTTGTAAGCCTCTCTGCGAGTGCTGCCGTACTGACGAACCTTTTCTGAATCAGTTCTTCCAGCTTCACTCTGTCACTCCTTCCTCAGTGTCCTGCTTTTCGATGCCGTAGGTCTTGACCTCCGACATATCGTGTGAATATCGGATTTCCCACTGAGCGTCTACCGCTTCATCAATGGGAATCCGAAAGTGATTAGTTACATTGCCGATACCCGGATGATACTGGACGATCAGCTCCTTCTCAGTGGCTGATGTTACAAATCCAGCTTTACCTTCCGGCCATGTGCGATGCTTGCCATAGACCAAATCGCCCCTGGCAATCTCGCTCAAATCGAAGGTTGCTATCGGCTGTTCTACTACCAGTGCCATATATCATGCCTCCTTAGCCATACGGCTCCTTGTAAATTTTCTCAATTTCCGGGGTTGCCTTCTCCTTGATCTTGCCTACGAATGGCCTTGCTGCCATTTTCTTCGTTCCGTTTTCAAGGTAGCCAGCATACTTCTCTTGGCTTTCCAGCTCTGCAATGATTTGGACTCCGCCACCAGCGGTACTGCCTTCGCTCTTTACCTGGCCATTCCAGTGCATACGGAGATTTCCTGTACGTCTTGCCGGTGGTTCTCCTGGTGCCGAAGCTGTGTAGGTCGCTTTGCTGTGCGGCTTGCGATATGTTCGCCCGCTTCTCTGACCTTTTAGCACTTCCAGCTCTGCGTTTCTCATAGCATTCACTGCCCTAACGCCCCTGGCTACGACTTGCCGGTTGATTTTGGCTACCTGTCCTTTGACTGTTGCCCTTATGGCACTTCCTGCGCTCCCTGCTTTTCCATCGTTCCATAGTTTCACTTGACATCCTTCCTTTCCTCAGCGTAGTAGATTGTGGATATACCCAAACTACCTACCTCGTCCAGGTCGATGATGTAAAACGTGCGATTCCCAAGTATGAGTTTATCGGACTTCTTTGCTTCCGGACTGCCTGCCTGCACAATCGTATGGGTGCAAACACGGTCTCTCGTTGAATGAGATTCCTTCTGTTCCTTCGTGGACTCGGCAAGACATCCTCTGATAATCTTTGAACCGTCTCCCTTCGGGGCGTTTGCTACCCTTCCGCTTGCTGTTACAACCTGCGTATTTGACTCGACAACAAAATCCTTGAATAAGTTTCCCGGCCTTAAATACATAAATCTCGCATTTATCATCCGTTCCACACCCTCTCGTTTTCGTGCATTCCGGTATGGAAGTAAGGCGGACCATCTACCCCATTACCAAACCGTGGCACTGACACTGACTCTGCCTGGACCTCTTTTTTCAGCTTGTCGTAATCTTCTTTCCAAAGTTTCGCCCTGCCATTCATATCCAGGCTGAGAGGACCGGTCTTTGTGTTGACCTCATACGCAAAACGACGGCACAAACTTTCAAGAAGCATCAGCTTCGCACGCTTCCACTTATTCGGGTATGCGTCGATTGCTGCTTGTATCTCCTCGTCGGTCAATGCCGTCGTATCTGCCAGGCCCTCTACCATCGTGTCTCCAAGTTCAAACCTCATACGGTCTTTGCCAAACTCCGTGATGTTTCCCGGCTCATATGTGTATGCACCTTTTGACATTAGGTATCAGCTCCCTCCGTAATGCTGTCTGTGGTTGCGTTACCGCCTACGGATTCGTTTGAATTGCCGTCAGCGGAGAATAAAGTGTCGTGCTGTTTCTGAGCCGCTTTCTTGACCGTAGCGCGTGTGTCTAAGGCGTGAAGCAAAATCAGAACGCTGTCGGACTTTACGTTGGCTACTGCCTTTGCACCATCGTCCGCATTCATCTGCAGTACATCGACCACAGACTGAATATCCTCTGCACTGCAGGAAACCGCCGTCACATTGTCGCCCTCGCCTTTGACTGTCACGGTAAAACCGGCATTGTCGGAGTCGAACGGTTCAAGCTCTGCGACTGCGGACTGGATCATCTCGTCCACCTGCTCCTGCGTAAATCCTTTGCCTGCATTGGCGACTGCATCGGCGATCATCTCGTCCACCTGCTCCTGCGAATAAAGGGCACCGGACTGTTCCGGTACCCCCGCTTCGTCATTTGCGATTGAGATTACGCCGAGTTTTTCTTCTCTCTCGATGTTTACCACGAGCTCTGCCGGGATTTCATCCCCAATGAAGAATTTTCTGCCGCCATAACTGCATGGCTTCTTTGCAATCAATCTCATGGCGAAACCTCCTTACACTGCGTCGTAACCAAAGAATGCAAGATCATCTGCAGTTTTCTTCATGTCGTAAGCCATAAGACCTTCGACAAACTCAGAATGTGTTCCGGCCTCGCCCGGGTAGTTGAGTACCGGAAGTAAGATGCCATTCTCTAACATATCCCAAGTGAAGATGTAGCCTGCAGAAGGCTCCTCGATGGAAGGTGTATCTGTTGCATACGCTAACAGGAATGAGTTAGGATCGCCAATGAACTGCATATTTGCAGCCTGGCCTAAACCGGCTTTGTTCTGCACGGTCTGATCGATAACAATTCTGTCAACTCCGAAGAGCTGTGCAAGCACGTTCTCGGTAACATTTGCAGGATTTGCAGTTGTACCGCCAAACTTCACTCTCTCGAGGATTGCAGGGTGTACCTTCAACGCATTAAATACGTTGATGCCGAGTCCTAATCTGTTAGGAGTACGTCCGGTTGCCTGTCTCATGGCGGTTTTCTTTGCGTCGAAGAATGCAATAGGATCGCTGTTGCCGTTGCTGAATTTGATAAATTCATTTCCGGAAACAGCTGTATCATCCTTGCCCTGTCCTTCATTCGCCCATACTCCCTGCTTCATAAAGGACTTGGAGAAATCCGAATCCTGGTGGATGTTTGCCTGTGCTGCCATAACCTTAGTTCTCTGCTGGCGAGGGTCTGCAGTACGAGGTCCCTGTCGGCGATTAAGGTCAGTCTGACGAATGGAGTCGATACCCATAATCATCTGATCTACTGTACAAGCATAGGTCTCTGTGTGTTCAGAGATTACTGCAGGGTCAACCTTGCCGTATGCAGGCTTTCTCTGCCAGTTATCACGTAACAGATCCTCTTTGTCGAATACATAATAGTTGTCAGAGGATAACCCTACCGGGCAAACCGGGAACATATTCTTTGCAAGGGTTGTTGAATCCTGCTGATAATAAGCCAGCGCCATAGTAGAAAGCGCTGTGTGTGGTCTGAAAGCACCCTTGGCAATGTCTGCCTGGATGCTCTTTGCTGTTCTTTTCATTTACCATTTTCCTCCTTCTTTATTTTGCGGCGTTCTTCTGATACTTGGAAATCTGAACTCTCACGTAGTCATTCTCAGCCGCATTGCTAAGTGCCACGCCGATCACATAATCTCCGTCAGCTGCCTTTGTTGCTTTTCCTGCTGTTGCAGTTACCTCTTCGCCCTTCTTGATGGCTCCGCCAGCAAGAATGTAGCCGATGTCCTTAATCTGAACATCTACCTGGTCGCCCTTTGCAACCTTTCCGGACTCTGCTCCGGAGATGTCGTTATAGCCTGCCTCAATAATTGCAATGCCTACGATAGGTGCTGCGCCGTCGGTTGCTACGACTACATCTCCATTCTCGTCATATTTGAGAATGAGGTTTCTCACATCGTCGATAGCAGCACCGGCCTGCTCTGCGATTGTCACAGACTGGTTAATCTGTGAGCCGTTGAAGTTTCTCTTTGCCATGGTCTTTTCCTCCTTCCTTAAAATCCTTCCTCAGCGTCGTATGCGTCCATAAGGTCCGGGTTATCTTCCCAAGCCTTAGCCAGCGCATCCGTATAGCTCATGGAAGGTTCTTTCTGCATATAGCTCTTGGCGATACCTTCGATCTTGCCCTCTGCATCACTTACGTGCACAGAGCCGTGGCCGGACTTGCCTACCTCGGAAAAAACGCCGGACTTGTTGACCGCTTCCACGGTGGCATCAAGAACGGCGATCATATCGTTGTATGCAGTTCCACCGGTAGCTCTGAGAGATTTGAGTATAGGTACAAGCTCCTCTTTCTTCTTGCCGATGATTTCATACTTGCCTGCTACGGCTTCAAGTTCTCTGTTCTCAGCATCCTCACGGAACTTTCTGAGTGCTTCGATTTCTGCCTTAACAGCAGGATTGAGTCCCTTGTAGATGTCCTCGCCATCTGCAGGTGTTTCCTGGTTCTGCTCAGGCTTCTCAACAGACTTTGTTACCGCAGGTTTTCCCTCCGGAGTCTGCTCTGTCTGAGCCGGGTCGTCTGCCACGCCGTATCTCTTCTCAATATCTTCGAGAATGAGAAGCTCAGCCTGGGTCATTTTGCTCTTGTCGATCTTCATATCTTCGTTGTCTCCTTTCGACTGTTTCTTTTTGCCCTGGTCCTTTTTGTCCTCTGTGTCTACCTCCGGATCGTCTCCTTCTCCGGCAGGCTTTCCAGCGGCGGTCTGTGCCTTCTCGATGTTGTCATTCAGCCTTGCAGCCGCAGACTTCATCATTGCCAGGTCACTCTCCGTCACCTCGTCACTCTTTACGATGTTGATTACCTTTCCGCCGGACCAGTTGCTAATCGCTTCCTTCACTACTGCAGTGAACTCGTCAAGGCTCTCATTCATCGCTGTTGCTGCGCCGGTGCTATCCAGCTCCTCGTCATTCAGAATCGAACAGAGGCTTGCCTGCAGTGCGTAGCATATATCCCAAATTTCATCAGCAATCTTTCTGTTCTTGATTTCATTGAAACGCTCGTTGAAACTAACAGAGTTGCCTTTCAGAACTTCCTCTACTGCACTGTCGATCTCTTCCTGGTTCATGCCGGCCTTTTTGCCGATGAAACCGAACAATCGGCTGACAAAACCATTCTTATCGCCATTCTCTCCTGTGGACTGCCCCTTTTCGCCTTTACTCTTTGTTAGCTTAATGTGAGCATCCGGATTTGCACCCTCATCTACAAAATCAACCTTGCTGATTCTGAGATTTTTTAACTTTGTTGCCACTTTGCTTCCTCCTTTCCGCAAGATTTATATTAAAAAAGACACCTTTGCGGTGCCTCTCCTAATAACGGAATGATGTTTCTGTTGCTGATAAACTCTTCTAACTGCTCTACTGTGGACTCTCGCAGGTTATTCAAACCGTAGCGGTCCATAAATTCGAGCAGGAAGTCAGAAAAAGGCACCATATCGGATGCCTTGCTGATCTGTTTTATCAATTTGTTCTTTTTGCTTAGATTTGTCTCCATAATGTGAACTACCTATGCCCTTATTACACTCTCGTATGTGGAATTATAAGGTTAAGACTGCTGAAAAACTCAATACGCCCCATTTTTACAAGGTGTTTTCATCTTCTACTTCGACTCTCTCGGCTTCTCCTTCGATTGAGAACATCGGATATGTGCCGTCCTTAACCTTTTCCCATACATCCTCGTCGGTTACTTTGAAGCCGATCCACCAACCAATCGGAAGAGTGCCTGCCGGGATTCCCATTGCCTGCATTTTCTCTTCCGTGAATACCACGGATTCAACAAGGACTGCAGCTCCGCCTCTTTCGTGCATTTCTCCGCCTTCACGATAGAGTAACACATACTGGTATGCTGCGTTTTCCAGTTCTTCCGGCTCGATGATGTCCTCCTGCCAGTCCTCAATCTCTTCTCCGTCAGCACGGATAGCCACATTCGCCCAGCCAAATGCCAGGTGCTTGTCGTCGTCGGACTTGGCAATCTTAAACCTGCCTTTAATCACATTGCTGGCAGGCTCTTTCTTCTGCGGTTCTGCAGACTTCTTGATGAAATCAGAGAACTTCTTCACTTTCTCACTTCCTTCCTCTCGGTGCAGCCACTTCGATATACTCGATAGCGCAGGCACATCTCGGGTGTGCAGGTGGTAACATATGTTGTCCTGCAAACAGAACTTTTCCTTTGAAATCAAAGTCGGAGTCCATATCTACCTCAGTACCTTCCAGCGCATTGCAGATGTCGCACACCGAATCGTCTCCGGATGTACTCCATCTCTTTACCATCGTTCCAAGATACCCTTCGCCCTGTGCCTGGCGTATGCCTTCATCGGCTCCACGGTTATAAGCAAAAGCACTCTCTGTCTGAGCGATTGTGAATGCCCTGGCCCGGTGCTGTTTCTCTGCATATTTCTGAGAAGCGTCCAATGCCTTCCGGCGGATGCTCTCAATCTTCATTCTCGGATGCTCTTTTCGCATCGTAGCCACGATATTGTCATAATACCTGGCGTTTGCTCTTGCGTCACCCTCTGTCAGACCGATGCATGGACGAATGAGCCTTGCCAGTTCATCTACTGTATGGCTCTCTCTCATTTTCTTTTCCAGGAGTGCCGCTATTGCGTCCTTCTGTTCTTCTGTGCATCGGGTAACAAACTCAGCTCCTCTTTCACTGATCCAGTCGAGAACGCCAGGTGTCTGAGTGTTAAACTCAAAAGCGAGACCGTCCAGGATTGGTTGCCCGGTTGGTCCCGCTGCTATTGCCTGCGTCCACATTGACTGTAATCTCTCGGCAACAAGCACTGAGTAATCCTGTTGCCAAGCCTCTAATGTCTCTTTGCTGAGGCTTCCGTCCGCTACTGCCTTTCGGAGTTCCTGGTACGTGATGGCATCCTGCTGATCCTGCCAAAACCCGCATAGGATTTCAACCGGTTCGTCACATTCGTTCTGCAGGTACTCTTCAAGTCTGCGTAGGACTTCTTGACTGCCCGGTGTCTTTGCCTTGCGTATTCGCTTTGGCCGTATGAACCTTATTGCCATTTGCACTGCTCCTTCCTAATCGCCTTTTAGCGGCTTCCGCCACATTGTCTGGGATTTCTTCGCCTTCGTCGTTTCCATCGCTTCCTGCGGCTGTCTCAGGCTCCGGTGGCTGGTTCTGCTCCGCCTGTTGCTTACGCCGCTGGTCTACTGTTCTGTCGTCCGTTGTCCTCTCCGGCAGGTGTCCGACCTGGCGAATGTAATCTTCCAGTCCGTCGTCCGGTACTAAGATTCCGATGCCAGTCATATCCTTGATGAATGCCGCAACCTTTGTTACGTCCACATCTGCAATGTCGCCGTGGGACATCTTTGGGTACTCCGTGATGCCTGCAAAATGTTCACCGTTAATATCGATCAACGGCGGGATGCCCTGGCTGTTGAATGTCTCGCAGATCATGTCTAGGAATGCACCGATTGCCATAGCGAACAACTCCGTCTTATCGGAGCTCAACGCCCAGGAACCGGTCTCTGAATGTCCTAAGAAAATAAAATCCGCCAGTACCGTCATTGCAATTCGGGTATCGTAGCGGTTGATGATCGCATTTGTGTCAAACTGCCGGGTGCCGCCGGAACTTAACAGCTCCAACTCATATCCTGCCGGAAGTACCACACCTTCCATCTCGTCTCGGCGAATACTCTTTACCATATTTTCCAACGCAATTCGTGTCTGCTTGTTGTCCTCAATATCATCGTTCCAAAGGTCTAACCCTTCCGGTCCGTGCATTACCGGGAGTCCTGCAAGGTCTCTTTCAATGCCGATTCCTTCAATCTCCTGGATTCTTCTCTTGAAGTACCAGGATCGGTAAGCATTTCTCAAAATGCTTCGTCCTTCCGGGTTGTTCTTCCTGCTCTTTGTACGGAACAGCAAAGCCTTACTCATTGGTATCGTGTAGGTACCAAAGTCCGGAGGCGGCATCTGAGTCATTCCCAGCAGATTGTCCTCGTTGTCGTATTCCCATCGGTAGAGCGTTTCCTGCGCTCTGATAGGCAATTTCTTCCATCCAATCAAACCATCCGTGTACTTACTCTTCGTGGTTGGGTTCTTCGTATTCCCCATGCGGCGCTTATACACGATCTCGTGGAAGCTCCAACCGTAAGTGAGGAAAGATAAGATTTCCGAAATTGTGTCCGTCCAGGTGTCCTGCATATCGTGCATACAGCTTTCTACGAACTCTGCAGCCTCTTTGTCCTTTGCGGTGTCGCCTCCCGGCTCTACATTCCAGTCGCACTGTCTTACCAGCATCTCGATAGCGAAGAGGATTGCACCTACCACATCGTCATTCTCAGACATTTCACGGTAGACCTCTATTCCTCGCGTGCCTCTCAGTTCGTGAAGGAACTCCTCGTAGATTGTTCCTCCGTAGCGTCGCTGACCTATGCGACCGATTTCTTTGTTAGCCATCTGTTCTCACCTCACTTATTCCAATAACTGCTCTTGCCTAACTGGCTATCCTTAGGCGGTGCTGAGTATGTAGCACCACTCTCCAACTCTGTAAATGCCGACGAGCTTGCATCCACCATATCCTTGAATTTTGACTGCGGGAAGTTCTCGCACTCGTTGAAATACTCTTCATTCCACGGTGCAATCAGTACATCGACATTGCCTTTATCCATGCCTTCAAGTCCTAACCACTGTGCCGAGAACGGTTCTGCTCTCGTTACCTTGTCTCCGGACTCTTGAATGCACTTAACAGTGAAACCAGCCAAGAGCTTCATAAAACTCTGTGCCTGGTCTTTACCTGCCTGGCCTGGGTCCTGCGGAAGCCTGGTTGCTACCCTTCCGTATTTCGCCCTATCAGCTATGCAGGTCTGCTTTATAATTTCTCGCACATCGGACGAACTCAACCGGCGATTGATAACGTCGGCCACAATGTACCGTCCGTTTCTTCTCTTTCCGATCAGCACGCCTGCTGTGTACGCCGGGTCTCCCTTTTCATCCTCAGATGTTGCCGCAAGATCCCAGCCTCTCGCCCACTTGATAACATCGGGCGGTATCTCTTCCAGCATATTTACCTTTACTCGCTTGAACATCAAGCCTGCGGCGGCTTTGATCTTCCAGTTACCATGCAGTAGTCGCTCTCTCTGTACGAGAGCCATTGCCTGCAGGTTGGCTAAATATCCCGGGTCGTTCTTCATCAGAATTTTGTTATCGTGCAGCGTACTCGCAATGAATGTCACACTCTTAGGCATTGTCTCCGCCTCTTTCGGCTCGATACCATTCTCGATAGCGCCCTGCACTGCCTCTTCCCTGCTGTTAAACCAGGTAACAACCTCGTTCAGTCGCACCATCCAGCGGATCACTCCCGACCGCTCCGATATTGGGTAGCCGGTTTCTTGATCTATCCACCAGGAAATGAACTCGGCAACCCAAGAGTCTGCGTCCGGGTTGCAAGTGGCTCTTATATACGGGTCCACTCCGGAATCTGTACGGTTTCGAGACAGCATATAAAAGAACTGGTACTCGCTAAAGTGCGTCAACTCGTCAAATCCTATCATCGTGAGCTGCGAACCCTGCCAGTCGTCGCAATCTTCATCACGTCCGAGGTGGGCGAAATTGACCGATGCGCCTCTTTTGAAAGTCCAGTGTAGTTTTGGTGTCTTTAACGGCAGGGAACCTTTCACGTAGCGGTAAATCTTTCGTGAACTGTCCCATAAGCCTCCCGGGGATGTTACCTGCGTGTAGTCACGTCGGAAGATAGTTGCGTTGTAGTCCGGGTTATTCATGTGCCTAAGTGGCTCTAACAGCAGACCGAAGGTTTTTCCTCCACCTGCAGCGCCCCCGTAAATGCAAATATCCGCAGGTGTTGCTAGGAACATTTCCTGCGGTCCTTTCTGAGGAGCTAATATGATTTTTTCTTTCATCGATTATCTCTCCCATTGTCCGGAAGGTAAATCTGAACCTCTGTGTCATTGTCGCCACTCTGATCCACATAGTCCTGTGGTCTATCCTGCCAGCGGTCTCTCTGACGGTTTTTCAACCAAAATATCTGAGCTGTGACATCCGGCGGTACGTGCTTCTTGGTCTTTTCAATCTTGACCGGTTTCACGTTGCCGTCCTTGTCATACTCAACAATTCTCTTCTCTTCCTCGTACTCATAGCCGGTAGCTCTCTCGTAGAGGCTCCTTATTACCTTCGCATCTGATACGCCTTTACCTTCTCCAAGTGCCTTGCCGAATGATTCGTGTTCCTTGGCCCATCGCATAATGGTTCGTTCGGAGACTCCCATGGCAATGGCGATCTCTTCATTGGTGGCACCCATTGCAGCCAAAGACCACGCCCAGTTATCGTGGTAAGGGGCATTGTATTTTGGCTTAGCTGCCATACATTAACTACCTGCCACTGAGGTAGTCAGCACATAGGTACTCGATCAGTTGCCACCTGTTCTTACTCGTGATTGTCCCTTCCTTCTCAGCTTTCTTGATTGCCTGCTGAATAACAGAGGCAGAATCACCCGGTACCGCATTACTGCCAAACAGTTTAGCGAGGTAGGTCCATTCTCCTTCCTCTGTGAAACCGCAGTCGTCTATCTTCTGAGCGGCGTTCTCGATCATGGAGTGGATAGCCGCGCCGACGTTTCGGATGTCCGTAAACTTCTGATACTTGCTAAGTGTCTCCACAAATCCCTTGCACTGCTCGTAGGATGCCACGCCCACAATGTCCGGAGCCTTTGATTCCAGGTCTTTAACCAGTGCGTCCATATCCTTTACCTGGTGCGGAAGGAATGTAAACGTCACATTCTTAAAATCAAACTGAACCGCAGGACTCAGCATCTTGTCGTACTGTTCCAGCGGTTCTTCCATGATCTCCTTGCCGACGAATGACTCAATCATATCGTCCACATCGTCTATCATCTTCACGATTTCTCTCAACGTACTGTCGTCGTCGAAACCGGAAATTGCATTGTGTGCCAGCTGCTTTGCCGCAATCTTGCTTCGTGAGAGACCGGACACATCGACAATAGCGATGATTTCCTTCATCTCTGCAGCACGCGCGCTCTTTACTCTGTGGTGGCCGCTGATGATTTCCAGCTTGCCATCCACCAAAACAAAAAGAGGCAGGCTTTCCAGCTGTCCTCGCTTCTTGATATTAGCGGTCAACTGATCCTGCATCTCGTTTTTCATTATCCTGGCGTTGATGTCCTGCTCCTTAACCTTATCCAGCGGAACCTTGGCGATCACCAAGCCGGAACCCATATCATAGATTACTTCGCATCCTTCGATTTGCTGGATGCCTTTGCTCTGTTCTTCTGCCATTCGTTTTCCCTCCTTAGCCATTCTTGAAGCGTCTGCTGTTCGGTTCTTCCCTCTACTAGTTCAGCCTCATACGTGAGCTTGTATCCGTTCTTCTTGTCCTCAACCCTATTTACCAGTTTCATGATGCCTCGTACCTCTTTGTTCTCCGGGTACCTGGTAAGCATTGCGGTGCGCATCTTTGTGACCTTCTCCTGTTCGATATTGTCCAGGAGTGTATCTACAAAATCTCTGTTCTGCGCCAGCATATAACACAGCCTGCCGAGGCGGTATGTCTTGTGTGGCACCTTCATCACGTACCAAACGAATACGCTGTCTGCCGCCATCTTCGAGATGCCGAATACCCCAGCCACATAGCCATCAATCAGCAATGCCCTGTTGAACGTCGCCGATGAACCGACAAAATTGTGAGTCCATAACTCTCTGTAATACTGAGCCTCTGCTGACTTAATCGGGATAACCTGTACCTTGCTATCTTCCCGGATCACATAATCTCTCGGAAGCATACTGCAGTCTAACGGCTGTAACTTACTCTCTGCCGGGCGCTTTATCTTCTTGCCGTTTGCCAGGGCGGTTGCCTCTTCCTCCCGGTTCGTAGTGATGTAAGCATTCAAATCTGCTCTCGTGCCGGATCGGGCGTATATCGTATATCCTACGGCTTCGCCTACTCTCTTCTCCTGGTAGCAGATAACCAACGCCTTCGCATCCATGCAGAGGTCGTAGAACTGCTGGTGTCCTGTCTCCGGGTCAAACAGTTCATACGGCGGTTCCTTCCAGGTCATCTTGCCCTGTGTGTCGTAGAACTTCTCATATCCGGAGAAGTAGGTCGGTGGGTTTGCAATAACCAAAGCGTGCGGATCGTCCAGCACCTCTTTCAGATGCTCCCACATATCCAATGGTCTGTAGCTCATGCCACCGAGCAGGTTCTTGATTACCTCTATCTGCCGATTGATACTCTCGATGTGTTCCTCTCGTCTGAGGCGTAGGTCTGTGAGTATCTGATAGAAATAATCATTGCCCGCATTCTTCGAGGTTCTGAGGTACAGCTGCGCATACAATGCCGTTGCCGGGTCAAGAAGCTCTTCGTCACTAAAGCCTTGTGCGTGAATTTCCAGCGGCTCTAATGACTGGCCGGTAATCGCATACCCGAGAACTGTTGACATCATATTGACGTCGCTGGTCTCGATCTGCTCCGGCTTAAACCCATTCTGTACTGCCAGGTTCGCCATTGCAAAGGTACCGGCACACGGCTCAACGAACCTTGTATATCCGGACTTCGCTGCAGTCTCGATCAGAGTAACAAGAAACTTCTGCTCCGACGGACCTAAGCACCCCAGGAACATTGCTCCCGGATCCATAAAAAATGCCATATCCTTGTCTCCTTCCCTAAAAATTGTTCAATATATACAAAAAGCCGAGGCGGTTCCCTGGTACTGACCCGGGGATTTTTGATACCTGTCTCAGCATATTGCACAAAAAGACCTCAGACCCGAAGGATACTGAGGTACGTTCCGTGATAACAAATAAGGCACCGTACCCTTTCGGATGCGATGCCGTTGTTTTTGGACCGGAACCCTGCGATGAACAGGACCTTAACTATGGAATAGTCACGTGCTACTTACACCAGTTCCGGATGTTATGATTAAATCCCTGCCAAACCAAACAAACTCAGCTGCTCGTAACCAGGTTCTTCCTTCCTGGTTTCGACTACCTTCTTGACAGGTTCCTTGCTTTCTTTCTTAGCTGCAGGCTTCTTGACCTTCGGCTCTGACGGATCGTATAACTCCTCAATCAATTCTCCGGTCTGTTCCGCCCACCATTCAGCGAATACGGTTCTGTGACACCAGTCTCCTGGAACCCTCACATCTTCGTAGCAGAGAAGCACAAGTTCTTTTCCTTCTGCCATTGCTTCCGCATTCATCTTCTCGACCATATCGATGATTCTGTCTGTGCCGATACTTTCCAACTTCTCGTAATATGCAGGCTTGAATCTGTCAAGCTCCATATTCAGCATATAGCCTTTCGGTGCCAACGAGTAGCACTGCTTTCTCAGCGTGTACCCCAGCGGAAACTTCGGTGTTCCGATGCTTATTCCTACCGGGTAATACTTACCGCTCTGTAACTCCTTATTGCTATACCTACTAATCCAAATTGCCATCTCAATCACTCCTTTTATGCTGGTTGTTTATAGTTTAATTATACTATACGGACCTGCCTAAGTACACTGAAATAGCCTTATTTAACCGATTGTTCATATTTCCTCTTCGGCTAACTGGCAGGGATTTCGCCCTGCCGTGCCTGCC